ACGGAGAGATTCGTAGAGAAGACTTCAACAACTTTGAACATGTGTTCACTGGACACTTTCACAAACGTCAAACCAAAAAGAACATTACCTACATTGGCAACTGCTTTCCGCACAACTATGCTGACGCCGGCGATGACGAACGTGGATTAACTATACTAGAGTGGGGGCAGGAAGCAGTACATCATGCTTGGCCCGATCAGCCTAGATATCGTGTGCTGGGCCTGAGTTCTGTGATTGACAATGCTGCCACGCTACTTGCAAAAGATATGCATGTTCGTGTACAATTGGACATTGAGATCTCATACGAAGAAGCCAACTTCATCAAAGAAACTTTTATTCGAGATTATCAACTGAGAGAGATGGCCCTGATTCCCAACAAGGCAGCAGGTGTTGACACCGACATGGCACCCGGAGAGGTTAAATTTGAATCCGTGGATCAGATTGTCACAGATCAAATTACCAACATTGAATCTGAGTTTTACGATAACAAGTTGTTACTAAAAATTTACCAAAACTTATGAGATTGTACTTTAACGGATGCAGTCATACATTTGGCGACGATCTATTAGATCGTAATCAAGCATGGCCTTCTTTGATTGCAAAAAAATTACAATGTGATTTTGTAAACGATTCAGTCAGCGGCGGCACAAACGACCGCATTGTGTACAGAACTATCAAACATGCTAACGAGTTTGATTGTTTTTATATTGCATGGACGTACACTACTCGATTTACTCAATATCGCTCAGACAACAATCACGACGTTAATTTTAATCCTCAACTAACCCATTCGTTGTACGGCAATCAAAGTGAATTCAAAGACTACGGAAAATTACATTATGCATTTTGGAACAACGAGCTTTACAACTTTAAACTTTGGCTTCAAAATATTGTGTTGTTACAAAGATACCTAGACAGCATCAACAAGCAGTATGTTATGCTAAACGCAGACCATAATTGTATTGATCGATGGAGTGCCGATTGGCATTTGTTTAACTCTAGTGTACAATCTCTATTGTGCTTTGACATCATGGACGACGAAACTTTGCATAACGAACATTTAGAAATACGAACTTTGTTAAAACAAATAGACACTAGCAATTACATAGATTGGAATTCTTGGTGGATCACAAAGTTACACCGTGATCATCCAGTTGGCCCAACCGGTCATTTGCTAGAAAATGGACACACCGCTGTAGCAAATAAAATACTAGAACATGATTCAAATTAAAAATTTAACTGTTAAAAACTTTATGAGTGTAGGCAATGCCACACAAGGCATTGACTTTAATCGGAATGACCTTACATTGGTTCTTGGTGAGAACTTGGATCTAGGCGGTGATGGTTCACGTAATGGCACAGGCAAGACTACAATTATCAATGCTCTAAGTTATGCATTGTACGGTCAAGCCTTGAGTAATATCCGCAAAGACAATCTTGTGAACAAGACCAACGGCAAGAACATGTTTGTGAGACTGCATTTTGCTGAAAACGCACAAGAATACAAGATTGAGCGTGGGCGCAAACCCAACGTGCTACGATTCTATGTCAACAACGAAGCACAAGTGTCCACTGACGAAGCTCAAGGCGACAGTCGAGAAACACAGGATGCAATTGAACGTGTGATGAATATGAGCCACGACATGTTCAAACATGTGCTGGCACTGAACACCTATACCGAACCGTTCCTAAGTTTAAAAGCTAATGATCAGCGCAACATCATTGAACAGTTGTTGGGTATTACCTTGTTGAGCGAACGTGCAGATGCTATCAAAGAACTCAACCGACAGACCAAAGACAGTATCAGTCAAGAAGAATTCCGTATCCGTGCCGAGCAAGAAGCTAACAAACGCATCGAAGAACAGATTGAAAGTTTGAAACGCAGGCAAGTTCTTTGGCAAAAGAAGTATGATAGTGATGTGGCATATCTTGTGGCACAATACGACGATCTAGCCAAGATTGACATTGAAGTGGAACTGCTGGCTCACAAAGATTTAGCTGTGTGGACCACAAGAAAACAACAACAAGATGCGTATACTGCTCTTGTTGGTCGGCAAACTGCTTGGAAGCAAAAACAACAAAAAGATATCAGCGAGTTAGAACTAACTTACAACAATCTCAGTCACATTGATATTGTAGCAGAACTACAATCGCATGTAGACTTGGCCGCTTATACACAACGAGCCAAAGACATTGCTGACATTGAGAAACTGATTGCCAGATGCGTTGCTGATGAGGCTAAAGAACAAAAAGCAATTGATAAACTCCGAGCCGAAATTGAAGAACTAAAAAATCACAAGTGCTATGCGTGTGGTCAAGACTTCCACGACGCCAATCACAAAACAGTATTGGATACAAAAGAGAAAGCCTTACAAGAGGCCGCATTACAAGCATTAGCTACCAATGGTCAGTGGTTGGAGAATACAGATGCATTGGCTGCATTAGGTGTGCTGGGCACTAAACCCACTACTCACTACCGAACAGAAACAGAAGCCATTCGTCACTCAAGTGAACTGGAAAACATTCAGCACAAGATTGATGCCAAACGTGCTGAAACAGATCCTTATGCTGAACAACTGGCAGAACACACGCCTGTAGAAGTTGGTACACAGCCTGTCACCCACTACGATACAGAAACACAGGCAGTTGATCATCGTAGTCGTATGAACACCCTGCTGACACAGATTGCTACCAAAGGTGAAGAGCGGGATCCATACACAGAACAAATTGTTGAAATGCAACAACAGGCATTGCAAGTTGTGAGCTACGATGCACTCAACGATCTCACAAGATTACAAGAACACCAAGACTTCTTGCTCAAACTGTTGACGTCAAAAGATAGTTTTGTTCGTAAGAAGATTATTGATCAAAACTTGAGTTACTTAAACGCACGACTCACGCACTATCTAGATCGTATTGGATTGCCGCACACTGTGAAGTTCCAGAACGACTTGAGTGTGAGTATTGAAGAACTGGGACGTGAACTGGACTTTGATAACTTATCGCGTGGTGAACGCAATCGATTAATCTTGTCAATGTCATGGGCATTCCGCGACGTATGGGAAAGTTTATACTCACCAATCAACTTGTTGTTCATTGATGAACTCATAGACAACGGCCTGGACACACAAGGCGTAGAGAATGCCTTGGCGTTGCTGAAGAAGATGAGTCGTGAACGTCACAAATCAATTTGGTTGGTAAGTCACAGAGACGAGCTTGCAGGGCGTGTAGAAAACATCCTAAAAGTAGTCAAAGAAAACGGCTTCACCAGCTACAACACGGATATTGATCTTGCGTGATATAAAAGTTTTACATCTTGAACCCACAGATGTGTGCCAAGCGGCCTGCCCGTTGTGTGCCAGAGAAACTGACCCACAGTTTTGCAAAGATCAAAAACATCATTTGACTATTGGACACATACAACAATATTTCAGTGATGACAGGATCAAAAGTCTAGACAAAGTGTTCATGTGCGGCAACTACGGCGATCCAGCAGCTGGTGCATATACTGTCGACATTTACAAATGGTTTAGACAACTAAATCCTACTATCACGCTGGGTATGAATACCAATGGTGCTATACAAAACACTTTCTGGTGGAACAAAATTGGACGACTGTTTAATCAACCCCAGGACTATGTGGTGTTCAGTATTGATGGACTTGAAGATACCAATGCTGTTTATAGAAAAGGTGTGGCCTGGACCAAGCTCATGCAAAATGCACAGGCATTTATTGAAGCAGGTGGTTCGGCACATTGGGATATGTTGATTTATCAACACAACGAACATCAAGTCAATGAGTGTGAGCAACTGGCTCGAAACATGGGTTTCAAATGGTTTCGTGCCAAAGTCAGCAAGCGACCACTAACTGACAGGTTAGAATGGCCACGCAACTACCAAGCACAGACATTTGACGGTGCTATACAGTGTCATGCACAACAAGAAAAAAGTGCATATATAGATGCTCAAGGCAATCTTAGTCCTTGCTGTTGGATAGGTGCCACACAAATTGATTTTGTTCGCACTGACTCGGTAGCAGACTTTGTTACAAAGAAACATGCAACTTGTGTTAAAACTTGTTCAACAGATCAATCAGCAACTGTGTTTTTGAATCAATGGCGTAAGGAAATTAAGTTATGTTAGCAACTTGGCATTTTCACATTGAGATTTCTAGCAAGTGTACCTTGCGGTGTCCTCGCTGTGCCCGTCAAGAAGTACCTGATAGTCTTGTCAATACCGAACTAGATTTAGAATTTTTCAAACGTAACTTTACTCCAGAGTTTATCAACAACAACGTAGAGAAGATTACGTTCTGTGGTGATGATGGTGATCCCATCTATGCACACGATCTGATTCCTGTTATAAAATATATCAAAAGCATCAAGCCTGTTGAGTTTGTGATTGTCACAAACGGATCACATAAAAAAACCTCATGGTGGGCCGAACTAGGACAAGCGTTAGATTCCAATGACAGTGTGCATTTCAGTGTAGACGGATATGACAATGATAGCAATAACTTGTACCGTGTCAACAGTGATTACCGCAGTATTGTCGATGGCATACAAACTTTGCGATCATCAAGCGATTGCAAGATTGTGTGGGCCGCTATTGCTTTTAAATTCAACGAAGAACAACTAGACTCTATGAAAGAGTTTGCACACACTATTGGTGTTGATCGGTTCCAGTTGACCAAGAGTACCAAGTTTGGCAGTGTGTATCCTTCATATGGCATAGACGATCCACTTCAACCCAGTGTAAAATACATTAGTAGCACCCACCGATTTGAACGCGAAGCAACAGCATTTACACCATATGGAACAGCTGAACGTGTTTTTGAAACAAACATACAATTATTCAAACAAACAACAAGTCACAACGGTGTAACACCGTTGTGCAAGATAGGCAACAAAGGGCTGTACATTGATGCTCGCGGCAGGTTATTTCCCTGCTGTTGGGTAGCCAACCGATACAATCACAATTCAGACTGGCAGCAACTGGCAAACAACTTTGATTTACGCACAAAAACTTTAACAAATGTACTTGCAGATGCATTTTGGTCCACTGAATTTCAAACATTCAAATGGCAAGAATGTCAAAACAAGTGCAAAACTTCAGTAGTAGACGAAAAATACGCAACTTCTTGGTAACGGAGATAACTATAAAGCAAGGATAAATCGCATACAACACATGACATGGCTATATCAAGATACCCCAATTGAGACGTTGCCTGAAGAATGTGTTGGATTTGTTTACTTGATCACAAATAATCTTTCTGGACGCAAGTACATAGGCAAAAAATTAGCAAAATTTAGCAAGACAACCTACAAGACAGTTAAGCAAAAGAACGGCATCAAGAAGAAGAAAAAGATACGATCAAAAGTCGACTCAGACTGGAGAGAGTACTATGGGTCAAGCCCAGAATTAACTTCGGACGTAATCAAACTAGGCACCGAAAACTTCACCAGAGAAATACTTTACTACTGCACATCAAAAGCCCAGTGTTCATACATTGAAGCTAGAGAGCAGTTCAGTTGTAGGGTATTAGAATCTGACGACTGGTACAATGGACACATTCAAGTACGTGTACATGGCAGTCATATTCGTAGATTAACAAATTAAATGCTAGATCCACACATAGTAAAATTTTATAATGATATCAGGGACCCGCAGTGGCCAGATATCTCCAGTTATAATGACTATCGGTCTCTGCCTGAAAATATTCGAGACGAGGGCAACAATCTGCACGATTTTCAAAAAGTAAAATCGCAGATTTGTGATACTGAATACTGGATTCAGAACACTATGTCTGTTTGTGTTTACAAAAATCTAGCATATGTTCCTTTGCCAAAATGTGCATATGTTTATCATACAACTTTGTTCAACAACTTGGGTTGGGAAAAAGTTTTGTTAAAAGATCTTGACATTGACAACACTGTGTTCTTTGGCACAATCGTGCATCCGTTGCGTCGTTACCTTAAAGGAATTACTCAGTGGGTTACTTTTGGTTACATAACTAAAGAGTTTCAGATGTCAACAGACAATCCTTGGATATTTGATCCTGTCACTGTGGATTGGACTCAACTGTTTCAGGATATATCTACAAAGTATTTTCGGCAATTACTGACCACTACAATAATTGGAGATGGTCATTCAATGCCGTATCATTTGATCCTGGGAAAATTGATTAACAAAGTTAATTGGATTCCAATGGATATAATGTCTGATCATGATGTATCTGCCAGCATGACAAACTTTTTTCAATTACACAATCACAATATACAACTGCCAGCCACTATCAATCGTTTACACGAATCTTCAACAGAACAAAAAAGAGTTTTTGATATCATCAAACACGAATTCTTCAGTCAGCCCAACAAAATTTACGACTTCTACAAAACAAACGGCAGCGATCTAGGTCTTTACTACAATCTTCTAGATAACTTCACTCCCACCTGGCAGCACCTTTAAATTCAGAAAACTAGACACTGTGTTGGGCGATGTGGCTCAACCCCATTGAGGATTGGTGAGATACCCAATTCGGACTTGGGCGTCAAAGGCAATTGCTAACTTAAGGCAACAAATGGTCGGGGAGATGTGAAAAAGATACAACCCCAGCTTATAGGACTTGGATCTATATCGGGTTACTAGGGTTCCGTTGATACGTGAAGCTTGAGTAGGGGGTACCGGTCAACCGCCTCCGTGTAGGAAACTACAATCTCATTACGATAGATGACTGCTATACTCAGATAATGGCGTTTTTTGTTCACCGTGCATACGGTGAACTATGACCACGTAATCTAGATAATAGCTTAAATCGCTTCGCTCTTGAATTTAAAAAACATTGACGAGCATAGCGAAGTCAATAGAACTTCGCTAGAAGTTCTTAAAGTAGTTGGTTAGTTAATAAATTAGAAAACAACTCAAAGTAAAGATCATTTGATTTGATTCCTGGATGCCTGCCATCGTTGTTCACATCTAGTTTATTTGTAGTCATTGAGTTGTATAGATTCAACCACAACGATTCGTGGATGCCACCTGAATTTGTAAAATTATCATGCATGAGATTGTACAACTGGAATATTTCTGAATCATCTCGATTGTTGGTGTTCAGTAGTTTTTGAGTATACAAGGTGTACTCAGATGGCAACACAGATTCTTTTTTATTAAAAAAATTGTGATCCCAAGGGCAGCATCCATTGATAAAAAATACTTTGGTGTTTGTTAATTTTGAAAGTCTTACAATTGTATTAACATACTCAATGAGATTTGATAGTTCATAGTAATCGTGTGCTAGTGCTGTGAATCTATCACTAAGTGAAGTCAAGTAAGAACTGGTGTAGTTTATGTCATTTAAGTTATGATTCTGGCATGGGCTATTTGGGATAAAACACTGCCGAGTACTGTAAGTTTCGAACCCTAATTCTAACTCATAACGCGGCATGCTGGTCCATTCAACTATGGCATATTCAACTGGATAGGTTAACAATGATTTTACTGTGTCTTGAAAAATACCAGCGTTAGATCGACCGCCTCGGCTGACATTGAGTTGTGTAGTATGAGAAAAACATTCGTGATATAATTGGTTGACCCACAAACAAGGCTCATTTTTTTCTAATTCAAACCCATTACCATAGGTGTACGAGCATCCTGCAAACAGTGTGTACGTCATAGATTTTGATCTGGCCAATCACGAAACAATGCATGTTGAATTGTTCCTGAAACAAATTGATTGAATGACTTGTGTTTGGCTTCTAGTTCTCCTTCAAGAGGAGCAACACGTTTAAATGCTGAATCCATCTGAGCCATATCTCGGAACTCCATTAGTATCATCCATTCGGGCATGTCAGCAATTGATCTAAAACCCATCTTGCATCTGGTGATGCGATAGTCTTCCATCCGGCCTTCTGATTTCAAATGATCAAAGAATGATTTCATGCCGTTGACCCAGTCTAGGTCTGAGATGTTGCCTTCTTTATCTGCCCAAATTGTGTAAATGTCTGCCATGTTAATTTCTTTCTTTAAAATAATTTTGCATTGTGCCTTCACGATGTAGGTCGCTAGTGACACAATGAATGCCGCCGTCCCAAAAATATCTGTGTCTGAATGGAACAATGTGCGGAGTAATACCATAACGATCTAGCGCATCAAAAACCAGTTTGTTGTAGTTGAAAACTATAACATTTTTTGGATTAATAATCAGCATGTTGACATCAAACACAGTTTCTTCAACATACCCAGTCCAATGTCCTAACCATTGTTCAACAACATCAATCACTGCTTGGTCTTGCTCAAACCCAGGAATCCACCATTTACCTTTATTTTTATTTTTAAGTTTCATAAACGGTTCTACTGCTTCCCAACTTTGTTGAGGCAAATACACTACTTCCCATCCAGGAAAAGTATCAGCATAGGTGGGAATATCTGTCAGACTGATAATCAACCCAGGACACACAGGGCAATAGGTGCTGTCGCTGTGGCCACCAGTGTCCACAATGTGATTTCTTGTGTTAGGAAATTCCTGATCAACAAATTGCTTGTACAAAGTTGTTTCTTGCCCATAAGATTCTGTTCCAAAATACAAATCTTGCCCAATTCGAGAAATCTGTGCTCCGTTTAGCAATGATGAGTTCCGGTGATGAGATTTAATAGTGTTTCCTTGTTGGCGTATACGGTCAAAAATATGATTGTATCCATCCAATGTTGTTTGATATTTTTTAAAATCATGTACACTAACACATTCATCTTGAATCCATGCAGGCAACACCTCGAACTCTTCTCGGGTATCACACCCTGGCCAAGATGCATCTTTGACATTGTTGTATGCGTAAGAAAAATTAAAGCTGTAGTTTTCATAAAATGTGTCACCAACCATGACAGTGAAATCCCTGGGAATCATTGGCGGAGGCAAAAACTTTCCGTCCAATGATGTATTTGTTGGTATATTGGGGCGCAATACTTCAACATCAAAACTTTGTAATTTGTTTATAATGTTTTGATAATCTTCTTCAGTTTCAACAGCTATTTTTTCAAACAACGATCTCACATGGGGTACAGTAATCCAAGAATAAAACTCTGGAGGATAACTTCTACCTACTACACACACTTTAAGTGGATCCCAATGTTGATATACACTATACATTATTCTAACGGTCCTAGTATTTCAAACCCTTCAAGGTCCTGTTTGTACAAGTGCGCCTGATCCAAGTACAAGTACTCAAACCCACGCTCTCTGTAGATTGCACATTCTGTTTGTAAACTCGTAATACCCAAACGTAGTCGAGGTTTACGATAGTTCCAAGCAAATTGTGCGGCTAATAAATTTTTATCGTCATAACGTTTCATCATGGAAAACGCTACTAGTTCACTGTTGTCTCTGTAGCCAATGAGATCCATGCCTGGCTCTGTGAACTGACTGTCAAACAACGGCATCACACTACCAAAGTGTTTGTAGATGCAGTAGGTTCTGTAGATGTCTTGCAGTTGTGCAATGTTGGGCTCGGTGATATAGAACCAATCTACCTGAGGTTGATATGTTGTTTTTGCTAAATTAATTCTGGCAAACTGATAGGTCACTTGCGAGGATCCTCTCTATGTTGAAACAGTGCTGTGAGATAGTCTGCTGGCCAAGAATCGTAAAATCCCTTGCTGGCCATCATGTGTGCCTTGGTGTTGAGATCGCTTAGGCTTTGTACCAATGCCAGAGCATATGTGCCTTGATTCATGCAGACGCCATTTACAATTTCTTGATCAGCAGGATGATCTTCCAAGGTCAACAAGTCAGCTGCCAACAAAAAGTCCTGATTGGCATGATTCAAACTGGCAGCAAACAAGTCATGCGGCCATTCCACAGGATCGTATGCGTATATCACAACTTCTTTGTTGCCCATGCCATGCCGTGCTCGATTCTTGAGATCAAAATACGGATCTGCCCCAATGAACACTGCATAACTGTTTTTTAGTCTTGTGCTACGTGCGTATGGACAAGGAGGAAATCCGCCCAAGGCAGGATGTGGAACTTCTACAAAGTTCACAATCCAATTTTCAATATCTTGTTTGACTTGTTCAATGTCCATTAGAAGAATGGTAATTTGCTAGATTTAGTTGTGTCTAAGTTGTCTTTGATCAGTTCACTGACCATTTGCCGTTCTTGATGACTCATGTTCATCACATCATCGTAACTGGCACCGCCACGCATGTACCAAGACATTTTTAACCCTTGACGTTTTAAATCACTGGCCTCCTGGTCCATGCGGTCAATCATAGCAGAAACTTGTTCTGCTGATGCGGTCAGGAGGCGGCTTCGAAAAAACTTGCTTGATCCAAGTTCATTGATTGTTCGTATTCATTGGCACAATTGGTACATGTAATTTTGATAGGTTTCAAGTCACTGGCCACTCTGAGCTCAATCACACGATCACGTATTTTGCTGAACAAGTTGCGATCACAATTGTTTAGGAACTCTTGAATAAACTCAGATTCAGTGACCAGGGCTTGCGGAGTTCTGATGCTGGCAATACTGAACTGCATGGCATCTACTGTGAGCTCAGTGATACGCTTCAAGGCAGCATTGAGCTTTTGTATTTTTTCTTCGTCGGGCAAGTCTGAACCAGGAATAGCGCGAATCATACGCTGTTCCTCAAACTGCATTTGATTGGTGTCGTTTTGATTCTTGTATGACACCGGTTGGAATGCAATTTCCAAATCACCATGGGTGATAGTTTGAGTATAGTCAGGGGACACAATCTGATCCAACATGTTGCGTAGATCAATTTCGTACTGTTCTTCAGTTTGGCATTTTGGACAAGTAGTACTGATGCCCATGTTGTGCCCATAACTGGCAATACGGATAGCAATCAAAATAGCATTGACGTCAAGCCCGGGCGCTGACCATGCATTTTTAATGTTGGGAATACAGCTTTGGATCACTGAAATCACAGCTTGTCCGTTGAACAGGGCATCAGGTGTGCGATAGGTAATTTCGTCTATGGCAGTCATGGGCAACACCGGCAGTTCACGGTTTTGTGTCATTGCAATGTCACCTTCGGGCCAGAAGTTGCCATCGCTTGGCAGTCGTAGATAGATTGCTGGTTGTCTAAAAAAATGTCTCAGCGGGTTAGCAGTTTGGGTCATTTTGCACCTATAAATATACTTCTACTTATAGGTAATACACCATGGCCGACACAAATGCACAGCTGGAAGAACTAACTAGACTACTCGAGCAAGTAAACTACGAGATGAATCAGTATGGCAAAGTAATGAAACAAACTGCCGACGACATACGTGATGCTGAATTTAAAGAGGCGACCAAATTCCTTGGTGGAGGTATCAACAATGCCACCAAAGGCATGGAAAAATTTGGCGATGCTGCCGGCTATGTAGCAGGTGCCGCAATGTCAGCAGGCAAGGCCATGCTGGATGGCAAAAAAGGTGCGTCAGCGTTCAACGAAAGTGTTGATGACATGGCCAAGGCGGCACAAGCAGCCTCAATAGCACTGGCCTTGATGGTTCCTGGTGGACCACTGATCAAGTTGTTCTTTGCTGGATTAACTGCCGCAGTGGGTGCTGTGGCTGCTTATACCAAAGCTGCCAACACCATGGCAGACCAATTGTACAAAACATATTCAGGTCTAAGCAAAGCAGGTGGGGCTGCCGGTGATGGCATGACAGGCGTGCTAAAAGCCAGTAATCAACTGGGCCTGAGCATGGAAGAAATGGGAACATTTGTAACCCAAATTTCAGCTAACAGCAAAGATCTAGCCTTGTTCTCAGGGTCAGTGTATGAAGGTCGGCAGAAGCTTGGCGACATGGGCGAAGCCCTTGAAGGCAGTAGAGAAGACTTCTTGTCACTGGGTATGGGCATGACTGACGTGTCTGAAGGCATGCTGGGATATTTGAGAACACAAACACGCCTGGGACAAAGTCAACTCAAGACCACAGACGAACTGGCCGCTGGGGCTAAAAAATATCTAGTCGAACAAGATGCTTTGACCAAACTCACTGGTCAGGCCAGAGAAGAGCGAGAAAAAGAAAGAGAAGCAGCACTCAGCGAACAACGGTTCCGTGCCAAGGTAGAAGAAGTCAGGGCTACAAAAGGTGAGGCAGCTGCTCAGCGACTGATAGAAACCAATGATCTAATTTCAAGTCGTAGCAAAGACGCCGGTCAGGCCTTTAGAGATCTCAGTACCGGCATGGTCACATCTGACGCAGCACAAAAAGGTCTCATCAGCACCCAAGGCGAGTTGATGAGAGTTTCCCAAGCTGTGATCAATAATGATATGTCTGCCGTGGAAGCCACACAGAAAGTGGGCAATGCTATGGGAGTATTTGCCAAAGATATGAACATGTTGGCACAGGCTGGAGTGCTTGAAGATTTTGCTCTTAATTTTGCTGGCATGGTTGAAATGGGAACATTTGCCAAGAAAGATTTGGTAGCGGCCTTGGCAAAGATCAAAACAGATCAGGCTGCTGTGCTTGCTGGTGGTGCTGATCCGTTGCTGAAATCGCAAGCAGAGTTGGTTGCCAAACAGATTGATGCCAACGAAGCTCTTAAAGACTTCATATCCAAAGGCATCGGTCCAGCACAAGAGGCTATGAAGAAACTGGCTGACCTTACTATAGCAGGAGCAAACAAACTCAATGAACTAACTCCAGGCGGTAAGGCCGTGACTGATGACACCAAACAACAACTTGCAGGTGCAGCCGTTGGTGGTATTGCTGGCAATTATGCTGGCAAAAAGGCCGCTGGTTATGTTACTAGCAAAGTAGTAGGCAAAGCACTTGGTGGTGCCATTGGTGGTATAGCTGGATCAGTGTTACCGGGTGCTGGTACTATTTTAGGCGGAGTTGCTGGTGCTTTTGTTGGTGATGCAATTGGTGAATGGATGGGAAAGACCTTTTTTGGAGGTGAAGATGCTCCAGTAACACCAGAGGCTAGAGCAACAGGAGGACCTGTTACCCCTGGTAAAACTTATAAAGTTGGAGAGAAAGGCGAAGAATTATTCACTCCTAACGTAGCCGGAAACATCATACCTAACAACAAACTTGCAGGAATGACCAGCGGGAACAACATGGACAATCCGGCAGCATCTGACACTATAAAATCCTTAGTAGCATCACTCACAGTAGTATCCAAATCAATGACTACAGGGTCTCGAGAAATGGATGATGCTTTTGATGAAATAGTCAAAGACTCAGTAAAACTAGAACGACTCACAGATGCAGACACAAAACGTGCTGAAAAATACAGCATAGCATACAAGAGTTATGTGGATCTTAAAACTCAGTTAATGGATCTAGAAACTCCAGATCTCAAATCACAGATTGATATTCTACAGCAAAAAGCATTACAAACAAGTACAACTGCAGGTGGCGCCGCAACCCCAGGCAGCGGAGCACCCGGTGGTACAGGATTAAAATTACCCACAGCTGGCAGTATGCCTGCCATGGGCGGAGGACAAGGTGTTGCTGGTGGTATAGCATCACAGAACGATCTTACCAAGATGGGACTCAAGCTCAAAACAGGGGATGTGCAGGCCGAGGGCAGTAAAATTGATCCCAAAATTATTGATCTAGCACAACAAGTACAGGCCAACATGCCTAACTTTGCTTATTTCTCTGGATTTAACGACAAGTTTCACCAGGAAAAATCTCCCAGCAGTAGTCATACCACAGGTCGTGCCATGGACTTTGCACTGTCAAAACAGCCTTCAGTTGAAGAAGGCAAAGAAATCACAAACTGGCTCAAGAGCATGGGCGCCAGCGTGGCCATTGATGAGTACAACAACCCCAGTGCAAAAGCCACAGCAGGACATATTCATGCACAGATTCCTGGCTATGCAGATGGCGGCCTTGCATCAACCCCACAAATTGCCATGGTTGCAGAAAAAGGTCCAGAGGCAATGATTCCCTTGGACAACGGAGCAATACCTATCAATTTAGAAATGCCTGACGTGAAGAAGATGTTTGAAGGCATGATGCAAAGCATGAAAGATGCACCTGAGCGTGAAGTTACTGCGGTAGCATCATCAGACAACAGAGCAATGACTGAACTGGTCAACGTCATGCGAGAGCAAACAGAACAGCTTATAAATGCAATGTCAGACATGATCAGAGAGCAAAAGAACTCAGTTAGTGTGCAGGAAAGAATACTGCAAACTTCCATGTAAGCACGGTAAATAACTTACTATGGCAGAAAAACAATCCCCCGGCTGGAAAAAATATTTCAAAGTGGCCGACACCACTGGTCAGTTAGGTCCCATCTCCGGACGCTACGCTGACGGCTTTCCAGGCTACGGCAAGAACAACGGCACCGATAACTACCCTGCAGACATGGTTTATCGTAACTATGCCAGCCGACTGCCAGAAGTTTACTCAGGCCATCCCAATCGTATTGAGCGTTATAATCAGTACGAAAACATGGACATGGACTCAGAGATCAATGCATGTTTGGACATCATTGCTGAGTTCTCTACACAGCTAAACGAACAAAACGGCACACCGTTTGAAGTAAAGTATTCAGACACTCCTACTGATCACGAGATTGACATTATTCGCAAGCAGTTGCAACAGTGGACAAAACTAAACAAACTGGATCAACGTATCTTCAAACTGTTTCGCAATACCATCAAGTATGGCGATCAGATCTTTGTGCGTGATCCAGAAACATTTGAAATGATGTGGGTGGACATGAGCAAGGTAGCTCGTGTGATTGTGAACGAATCAGAAGGCAAGCGTCCTGAACAGTATGTGATTCGTGACATCAATCCCAACTTTCAAAACATGACTGTGGCAGCCAAGACTACTACAGACTACATGACAAACCCTGTTACAGGCACAATCTCAGGTGCTGCCAACTACACCATGCCCAATGGCGGCACAGGTGGCGGTGTGGGCAACAGTCGTTTCATGCAGGCCATGAACGAAGTTTGCTTGGATGCCAAGCACGTGGTGCACATGAGCCTGAACGAAGGCTTGGATGTGTTTTGGCCATTTGGCAAAAGCATCTTGGAAAACATCTACAAAGTGTTCAAGCAGAAAGAACTGCTGGAAGACTCAATTCTTATCTATCGTGTGAGTCGTGCTCCTGAACGACGCATCTTCAAGATTGATGTGGGCAACATGCCCAGCCACTTGGCCATGCAGTTTGTGGAACGCATCAAGAACGAAATGCATCAACGTAGAATTCCTACCACTACTGGTGGTGGGCAGAACATGATGGATGCCAGTTATAACCCACTCAGCATCAACGAAGATTACTTCTTTCCACAAACAGCAGACGGTCGTGGCAGCTCAGTAGACACCCTGCCAGGTGGACAAAACCTAGGTGAAATTGACGACTTAAAGTACTTTAACAACAAAATGGCCCGTGGTCTGCGTGTGCCATCAAGCTATTTGCCCACAGGTCCAGACGACTCAGGCAAGACATTTGACGACGGAAAAGTAGGCACAGCCCTTATTCAAGAGTACAGATTCAATCAGTATTGCGAACGTTTACAGGCGTTGATCTGCCAGAAATTAGACGACGAATTCAAAATGTTCATGAAGTGGCGTGGGTTTAACATAGACTCTAGCCTGTTTAACATCAAGTTTAATGCACCTCAAAACTTTGCAAGTTATCGTCAAAGCGAATTAGATAACACACGTATTCAGGCATTTACCAGCATGGAACAACTGCCATACATGTCAAAACGTTTTATGCTAGAACGCTTCTTGGGCTTGACAGAAGACGAAATCAAGAAGAACGAAGAGATGTGGCGTGAAGAACGCGACTCGCCAGAGATGAAACCTACCACAGGACAAGATCTACGATCAGTGGGCATTACTCCAGGCGCACTAGAAACAGACATTCAAACAGGTGAAGACATTGGCCAGATGACACCAGATGGCGGTATGGGCGGAATGCCTGGTGCTGTGCCTCCTGCTCCTGCTCCTGGCGGAATGCCCGGCGGTGCCGCACCCCCGCCAGTATAAATAAGCCTATGTTACTAACAGAATTTTGGCATAAAGAACCTGAAGCATATCAGGATGTTGCACAAGACAACAGCCAGCCTCAAATTGGCGACCTGCGTAAAAGTCGCCTTACCTTGCGTCAGCTAAACAAACTGCGCAAGATGAATGATGTACGAGCCTATGAGTACAAAGAAAAACTCAAACTTGTTCGTCAACAATACTCACCACCAGCCGCCCCTCCAATGTAAACGGCATTTATTGTCGTTTTGCCCCCATAAACCACCTATATTTCATCTAGTGTGTAAATAACAGCACACTTTACCTATAGGAGTTTTTCATATGAACCGTTTTGAACAATTGATTGAATATGTGATCAATGATGACGAGCAAAAAGCTCGCGAACTATTCCACGACATCGTTGTGGAAAAAAGCCGCCAGATCTACGAAGACATCATGGCTGAAGAAGCCGAAGAAATCGAAGAAGGCGCAGACGAAGATTTAGACGAAGCTGCCGACGAAGAGCTTGACGAAATGGACATGGGTGGCGATGCCAGCAATAAACTAATCGACGACGTGGAAATGGAAGAAGAGTCTAACATGAACATGGAAGCTGAAGGCGACGATGACATGGGTGGCGATGACATGGGCGACGATGACATGGGTGGCGATGACATGGGTGGCGATGACATGGGTGGCGATGACATGGGTGGCGATGAGCCAGCTACCAAAGACGACATCATGAATTTAGAAGACAAACTGGACCAGTTGATGGCTGAGTTTGAAGACCTGATGGGGGACAACGACATGGGCGGCAACGGCGACATGATGGGTCCTGATGAAGGCGGCGACGCCCTTGAAATGGACGACACAGAAGAAATGGGCATGATGGAAGCTGTGAGCTTAAAAGCAGCCCCAAAGCCAGTAACCGGTGAGCAAGGTGCTTATTCCAAGAGCCCAGTTGCAGCCAATGCAGGCGCAAAAGGTCCTATTGGCAACACAGTTAAGCCTGTACACGCTGGTGGCGAAATGGGTGGCAAGCATGACACTTCTGCCTACAGCAACAACACAAAAGATCTCATCGGCGACTTCCAGAACAAAGCTGGCGCCAGCATGAAAGATCAAAAGCCTGCTACTAAGCCGCATTTGGGCCAAGCATCAGGTGTTAACACAAAGTCTCCAGTAGCTAGAGGCTAATCGGCAATGAAGACGCTAAGAGAACAACTTACCTTTAATCAGGCCAACATCCAGGTGTTGGAGGAAGCTGATATCAGCGGAGGTAAGAATCTCTATCTTAAAGGCATTTGTATTGAAGGCAACAAGCGCAACGCAAATGAACGTGTCTATCCTTTACACGAAATATCTAAGGCAGTTAATACTATTAATCAACAGATTAAAGAAGGTAACTCCGTTTTAGGTGAAGTGGATCACCCAGATGATTTGAAGATTAACTTGGATCGTGTGTGCCACAGCGTTGAAGGCATGTGGATGGATGGAGACGCAGGATGTGGCAAACTTAAAATTTTGCCAACTCCAATGGGAGAATTGATCAAGACGTTGCTACAATCTGGTGTTAGACTAGGTGTATCAAGCCGTGGAAGCGGCAACGTTGATGACAGAACAGGACATGTAAGTGACTTTGAAATTGTCACTATAGATGTGGTTGCACAACCCAGTGCTCCGAATGCTTATCCCAAAGCAATTTACGAAGGACTCATGAACATGAAGTACGGACATAGATTGCTTGAAGTGGCTCGCGAATCTGGGCATAACAACAAAGTGCAGAGATATCTCAAAGATGAAGTCAAAAAGCTCATCAGAGATCTCAAAATATAAGGAGAACCAGGCATGTTAGATGCTATCAAACCATTGCTAGATAGTGACCTGATCACCGAGGAAACTCGCATGGAGATTAATGAAGCTTGGGAAACCAAGCTAAATGAAGCTCGTGAACAGGCTCGTGTAGAACTCAGAGAAGAGTTTGCACAACGCTACGAGCACGACAAGTCAGTAATGGTGGAAGCCCTTGACAAAATGGTAACAGAAGGTCTCGCCGCAGAGATTCAAGCCGTGGCTGCTGAAAAGCAAGCACTAGCTGAAGATCGCGTCCGTTTCCAACGCAAGATGAACGAATCAGCAACGAAGTTTAACGGCTTCTTGGTTAGTAAACTTGCAGAAGAAATTGGCGAATTGCGTAAAGATCGTAAAATGCACACAGAAGGTCTAGCCAAGCTAGAAAACTTCATGGTGCATGCATTGGCTCGTGAGATCCAAGAGTTTGCCGCAGACAAACGTGACGTAGTGGAAACAAAAGTCCGCCTCGTTCGTGAAGCTCGTAGCAAGCTGGAAGGATTGAAAGCACGTTTCGTAAAAGAAAGTGCAGACAAAATGAGTCAAGCTGTTAGCCGTCACTTGAAGGCTGAACTTACACAATTGCAAGAAGACATTAAAGTTGCTCGCGAGAACAATTTTGGTCGTCGTATCTTTGAAGCGTATGCAAGCGAATTTGGTGCTACTCACTTGAATGAGAAAGCCGAAGTCCGCAAGTTATACTCTGCATTGTCCCGCAAGGACCAGCAATTGGCGGAAGCCATCAAACTCACACAAAAGGCGAAAGTCGTTGTGGAGAGTAAAGAACGCGAACTGCGTATGATCAAAGAATCCAACGAGCGTGACAGCACGATGGAAATGTTGCTTTCTCCCTTGAACAAGGAAAAGCGCGATGTCATGCGTAATTTGCTCGAAAGCGTCCAAACTTCACGTTTGAAAAATGCTTTTGAAAAGTATCTACCAGCAGTGTTGGAAGACCGCTCTGTGAAAGCTTCTAAAGTGATCACAGAAAATGTTTCCTCAGTTACCGGTGATAAGACTGTTCCTACCCAAAACGTTGATCAAGAAGATCGCAGCAATGTGATTGACCTCAAGCGTCTGGCTGGACTGTAATTTAAATTTTTAGGAGACTTAAATGTCAGAACCATTGTTAGAAAGTCGCTGGGGCGAAACCAAAGAAGCATTGCTCGAAGGTTTGAACGGTACCCGTCGCAATTCCATGAGTGTGATCCTTGAGAACACACGCAAGTACTTGAAAGAAAATGCATCTGCAGGTTCTACAAGTTCAGGCAACATTGCCACATTGAACCGCGTGATTCTTCCCGTGATTCGACGTGTTATGCCAACCGTTATTGCTAACGAGTTGGTTGGTGTTCAGCCAATGACTGGTCCAGTTGGACAGATCCATACTCTGCGTGTACGTTATGCACAGAGCTTGACTGATTCTTCTGCTGCCGCAACTAGCGTTACAGCTGGCCAAGAAGCATTGAGCCCATTCACTATTGCTACTGCATATTCTACAGTACCAAAAGACACAGCAACAGCAACAGCTTACACTGGTGGCAACACAGCTACCATGGAAGGTAACGGCGGTAAGCAAATTTCCGTCCAAATCTTGAAGCAAGCTGTTGAAGCCAAGACTCGCAAATTGCAAGCTCGTTGGACATTTGAATCTGCACAAGACGCACAAGCCATGCACGGTATTGACGTTGAAGCAGAAATTATGGCTGCTTTGGCTCAAGAGATTACAGCTGAGATCGACCAAGAGATTCTCTTGAGTCTACGTTCTTTGGCTGCTACTGAGTTCACATACAACCAAGCTACTGTTTCAGGTACAGCTACATTCGTTGGTGACGAACATGCCGCATTGGCTGTTTTGATCAATCGTGTTGCTAACTTGATTGCCCAACGTACACGTCGTGGCGCTGGTAACTACGCTGTTGTATCTAGTG